GTCAACAGGATTCTGATCGCACAAGTCTTTCTTGTCTTAAACGACAGCTTTGAAGTGTTTGGAGGGATTGACGGCTAATGGCTTTTCCCTCTTATGCTCCAACAGCCCGCAGTTTCAGTGCAGGTGACTACGCCTACAAGACCTTTCAGGCGCAGAGCGGTAAAGAGGTGCGAATCCTGTACGGCGATAAACGTACTGGCATGACGCTTGACCTGTCCTACAACAACATTGCCGATACCCACGCCGACGACTTCATCACTCACTACGACGAAACCAAAGGCGGTTTTACCTCGTTCACGCTGCCCGCAGCGTTCCGCACTGGCTGGAGCGGTAACAGCGCCGCTATTGATGCAGCGACTGGCAATCAATGGCGTTACGACGGACCACCGACAATCACGTCGGTGCGACCTGGAATTAGTAGCGTTACAGTAAAACTGGTAGGTGTGCTCTGATGGCTAAGGTCTACACCGGACGTGATGGTCGCTTGCTGCTAGACGGCATCGAGCAGATCAAGGTCACCAACTGGCAGTTGACCGGCAGCCTTGAGATGCTGGAAACGACCAGCTTGGGCGAGTCACAGCGAACCTACGCACCCGGCGTACAAGAATTTAACGGCAGTGCCACGTTGCTGTACTACAACGATGGCACTGGACGCAACGATGCTGCCTTGGCGCTGAAAAAAGTGCTACGTGTCAGCGGCGTAAGCAGTAGCGACACCGTAGACATGCGCTTGCGTTTAGTTGAAGGCAGCACAAGCCACGACGTAAGACTTACCACTTATATCACTAGCGTTAGCTTTGGTGCCAGTGTTGGTGAAGTTAGCTCTGCACAGATAAGCTTCCAAGGCACTGGTGCGCTAGTTGAGGTGACAATCTAATGGGTATTTACCTAGGCAATATCGGCAATGTTGAAATTGCTAGACGCTCAACCGAAAGCGACTTAACAAGCGTTGTCAATCCTTCTGACGTAAACGCTAGCAGTGATCGGTTCAGTTTTGACTTCGATGAAGGCTGCTTGATTAGTGGAGATCTAGTAGAAATTACCGCAACGGATGGCACTAATCTTGATTTTATTGATGCAAGCGGCTGGGACAATGCCACTGTTCAAAGCAGCGGTGACTGGTTTATTTTTATTGATGAACTAGGAAGTATACGGTTGTATAACTCTTTTGACGACAGCTTAGAAGGCAGCACTGCAGGCTTAGTACCACTTGCTGCGATTGTGCGTGACATACCTATCAAAGTTTCTGTCCGTAATCGTGGTGGTAGATTGCTTGCCCGCGTAACTGATTACGAGCTAAATACAAATCGTGAAACAGTCGATATTACGGCGCTTAGCGATCGTTATCGTGAACAGTACAGCAGCTTAATTACCGGATCTGGTCGTATTACTGCTCAGTGGGATTACGCTGACAAGACAGGACAAGAGCCAGTGCATTATTTAATGCAGCTGGTACTTCGCACCGAAATTGGCTCCGGCTTGCGGTTAAAGTTGTACGTCAAAAGCGCAGACACTGATGCATCAAGTGGATCTTTTTCCGCTACGCAGCTGAACGATGCACTTTGGTGGGAGTTTGACGCATTGATCACAAACAGTGCCACCAGCTTTGCCCCCGACAGCATTATTGTTTCCACAATCGATTTTGTGGCCACAGGTTCAATCAAGTTGCGAGCCCGCACGACAACGACAACAAGTCGTCTACTGCAGGAGTCAGGTGATCCAATCTTGCTTGAGCAAGGGGGCTACCTCCTGAACGAGAGTGCCGCCTAAGATGGCTGTATTGAAGTAGCACGCGCAATGGCCGACCTGCGGATCAGCGAACTGCAAACGCTTGCGGGCGCCAACCTTGCAGCGGGCGACTACATGCCCTTGGCGGATGTCAGCGCCAGCGAGTCGCGCAAAATTACTGTCACTGACTTCCTGGGCAATGCCGTAACGCTACTGGCAGACGACACGATACCAAGCGGCAAAATCCTGTTTGGCGCCGAAACCGTTCCTGGCTCGGCGCTTGAAAACTTGGCCGTTGACACCAACCAAATCAACAATGGCAGTATTACGGCTGCCAAGCTTGCCGACTACTCTTCAGTCACTTTTGTCTCGTCCTTGCCGGCATCCGGCGCTTTTCGCGGTCAGCTTGCCGTTGATACCGCAACACTCGCCGTCTCCGCATGGGACGGCAGTGCATGGAGGTCCATCAAGGCGTCGGGATCGATCAATGGTTTTGTCGGCGATAGTACGGGCATCATCAATATCTCGGTATCGCAGGTTGGAGATAATGTTTCAATTAGCGCAACGCTGGATGATACTGCGGCTGCGGCGCAATTTTTAGCTGGTCCCAGTGGCAGTGCCGGTGCTGTTAGTTATCGCTTGATTGCAGCAGCTGATTTGCCCACGGCAACTACAACAGCAAAAGGTGCTGTTCAGGTCAACGGCAACGGCCTGACCATGAGCGGTGATCAAATTCAGATTGATAACACCGTTACGCCGAACACTGCCACTTATTACCTTGTTGAGTATGACGCCAACGGTCTCGTAACAGGTGGACGTGCAATTACAGCTGTAGATCTGCCGCCTGCAGGCACTGGAACTATTGGTGCTGTTTATCCGGGGACGGGTCTTAGTGTTGACGGCAGCGGGCAGCTTAACCACACAAACAGCGTTACAGCCGGGACGTATGAAAAGGTCACTGTTGATGCACAGGGTCATGTAACGACCGGCACCAGTTTGAGCGCAGCCGACATTCCTGATTTAGATGCGAGCAAAATCACAACAGGGGAAGTCCCAACTGCTCGTATTGCAAACAATGCAATTACAAGCAGCAAACTTGCCGACTACTCCGTAACTCAAATTGGTGGCGCATCAAGTACTACTGGCGTCGTCAATTTCCCGACTCCTGAATTTACAGGGCAGTATTTCTTTGATGCCATTAACGGCGATCTGTACCTGTGGGATGGCAACGCTTGGCAGGCGATAACAATTACAGCTGGCGAGATTGTTTATGCCGGCACGTTTGATGCTTCTGCGGGTTCGGGCAGTGGACTGGTTGCATCTGTAACAACCGCTGGTCAAGCGATTGGGTTAACCGCCGGCAGCGCACTACCAGCAGCTAGCACTACCAACCTCCGCTATTACTTGGTAGTCAGTACCGGCGGCACTATTACAACCGGAAATGCCCCGAATGTTGCATTGGCGCCACCGGACATGATCCTGTCCAATGGCAGCAGCTGGGAAGAAATTGATGTATCAACAACAGTAACCTCCTCAGCGCAAGCTAGCGGCGTTACATTCACGCCATACGGCAATCTTGTAGCCACTAACGTACAAACCGCACTGCAAGAGCTGGACGACGAAAAGATTGGCGCTGCTGGTGCAACAATTACAGGTGAGTTGCTGATTGGCACCACTGGTTCATTTGCATTTGAAGGTGCGACAGACAACGCTTACGAGATCTATCTAGCGGCTGCCGATGCGACTGCAGACCGCACAATCACACTGCCTGATCGCAGCGGCACCGTAATTACGAGCGGCGACACCGGCACTGTTACAAGTGCAATGCTTGCGGGCAGTATTGCTCTGACCAAGCTAGCAACAGTTAGCAGCGGCAACATTATCGTCGGCAATGCTGCAAATCAGGCGGCGTCAGTTGCCATGAGTGGCGATGCAACAATCAGCAATGCTGGCGTACTAGATATTGCCGCAGGTGCAATCGTCAATACGGACATTAGCGCCAGTGCTGCTATCGCATTTAGCAAATTAGCCACGCTTAATAGCGGAGCTATTTTGGTTGGCAACGGTAGCAACGTAGCTGCTGCTGTTACACCAACTGGCGATGTCACAATCAGCAGTACAGGTGTTACCAGCATTGCTGCTGGCGCGATCGTTGATGCAGATGTCAGCGCAACCGCCGAAATTGCCGTTAGCAAACTTGCCGATGGCGCCGCCCGTCAACTGCTACAAACCGATGCCGCCGGCACAGGAGTTGAATGGACTAGCAATGTTGATATTCCTGGGACGCTGGACGTAACTGGTGTTGGCACGTTTGATGCAGCAACGCGAGGATCGATTGGAACGCTGACAGATGCAGCAACAATTACACCGAATTTTGCAGTAGCGAATCACTTTAGTGTCACGCTTGCAGGTAATCGCACTTTGGCTAACCCAACTAACTTGGTAGCAGGGCAATCGGGCGCAATTTTTATCACGCAAGATGCCACTGGCTCGCGCACACTCAGCTACGGCAGCTACTGGAAATTTGCCGGCGGCACGGCACCGACACTTACGACAACTGCTGGCGCCATAGATATGCTGGTCTATGTAGTGAAATCAAGCACCGAAGTTTACGCTAGTCTTTCCAACAACATGAGCTGATCATGCTGCCCGGATCCTTAATTCCTTTTTACGTCAGCGCGAGACCCGTGCCTGATGACATTACTGTTGATGTATTGCTTGTCGCAGGTGGTGGAGGTAGCCGCGATGTAAGCGTTAGTTCTACCCCAACCGTGTTGTCTGGCGGCGGTGGTGCAGGCGGCAGACTGTTGCAAACAGGTGTAACAGCTCAAGGCGGAGTGAATTACGTTGTCACTGTTGGCGCTGGAGGATATTTCAACCCAGGGACGGGCTCAAATTCCAGTGCATTTTCTTTAGTGGCCTATGGAGGTGGTGGCGGTAATACTAATCAATCAAGTTCATTTGTCACAGTTGACGGCGGATCTGGCGGCGGAAGCGGTATTGGACCTGGGTCACCAGCCACATTATCTCCGGGAACTGGTGTTGCTGGACAGGGTAACGATGGTGGATCAGCGTATTACATTTCTTCCACTAACACTTCTAACGCTGGCGGTGGCGGGGGTGGATACTCTGCTGCCGGCGGTAGTGGATCTTCCGGCGGCGCTGGTGGCGCTGGCTATGA